CCTTTCTCCTCACATCTCCAAAGGTATTTTATCACATTCGCAGTGCATACCGCAGCAAGTCCTTTCTTGTTTTCAGTTGCGCTCTCAATAGCCTGAATACATTCTACTCCGTTCTCTGATTTGTAGTGGTCTGGATTTATATTGTCTTTCACAATGCTTTAATACCTACCACCTCTTCAGCCACAACCTCGATACAATAGTTTGGATCAATTCCAAAAGTCCCTGCCATCTCTTTTAACTTCTTTTGAGAAATAGTTACAAGCTCCATAAATTGATCAGCGTCACGTAACTGCTCTTTTACCTTATAAATATTCACCGCTTTATTCACTTTCTTGTCTAATTTGTAGAATCCGTCGTCATTTTTACCACTCTCTAAAATTTCATGCATTATCGCCGTTTCTAGGGCTTGTATCTCCATTTCGATACTAGCTGTAGCGTAAGAGTCCAAAAGCTCCATAGCGGTCGTTTGTAGAGCGTAAATTTTTTCCATCAAGAGTTTGTATTCTTGAGACTGCATAACGTCATCCTTTTTAGAGAGAAGTTTCATTTTCTTGAGTTTTAACTCATTCAGTTGTTCTGATTTTGTCATGGTGGTTGTTTAGATCGCCGAAATCTTACCCGAATGAATTTATTCTGTAAATAGAATCTCAATATTCTCTTTACAAAGTCGGTTTGAATCGGTATGATATCGGCGTCATTTAACCCAATAAACCATGACATCATTCTTGCCAGCAGGGGTAGAACTACCCAAGAAAAAAAACGGCAGCTACATCAACAAGTTCGACGACGGGGAGACTCGATTTCGTATTCTTGAAATACCTGGTCTGACATTCTTTTCTGCTTTCTCTTTCGAGAAAGGCGAAAAAGGAGGATCCGTTCGAGGAAAAACAGTGGAAGAAGTAGAAAACGCTGGATTCGCACTAGACGGATTTGGAGCAAAAGTGAAATTCACATTGGCGTTAAAAGTTCTTCACTTTAACAATCCGAAAAAACCTTCAGATGGAGGTGCTGTTAAAATTCTTCAATTCACACAGGTGTCAATAATGGAGGCTTTCCAAAACTTTGAGTTATCAGAGGATTATGGAGACCTTACAAAATTTGACATCATAGTGACAAAAACAGGTGTTAAAAAGGACACAAAGTATTCTGTAATGCCAACACCTCCTCCATCAAAAGAGTTGGAAGTAATAACAGAAGCATTCGAGGCCGCTCAAAGCATTGATCTTTCAAAACTACTAACAGACGAAAACCCTTTTGAGACTTCAGAGAACGTAGCAGCTCCAGAAAGTGTATCAGTAAGCGCAAAAGACATCTTCTAAGCTAGACACAAAAAAAGCCTCTTCCGAAAGGAGGAGGCTTGTTTGACCTGAGAGACTAAAATTCTTTCTTTGATACTGATTCGTGCCCTATCTTCAGTAATCCCCGTAAAGCAGTAACAACTGAAGCAACTGTAATTGAGAATAGCGCCGATAGTGTCCATTCTTCCAAGGGAAGTATAGAAAGGCTTGTCAATAACACTGGCACAAAATTCGAAAGGAATGTGTGGGCAGCTGAAATAAGGTGTCTTTTTAGACCTGTTGTTTCTGTAAGCGTAGTCATTCTTTTATAAGTAATATTCAACAGTATTGTAGTTTTTTATGTTAAAAAAAGAAAGCTAATATATAAAGTACCCCAAGGAGAGGGTGTAATGAAAAGCATAGGCAACCAAGAATAATAAAGAAAGCTATTTGTGCTAGTTTTTGCATAGTGCTTGTGGTTACTTCTTTTTGCTTGCCTTGTCATACGCTTCTTTTAACTGGGCCTTGGTTTTAACCTTAGAAGTGTTAAATACTGCTATATGATCTTCTATTGTTCTGTTATATGTAGCCCCATCATCTATATTTTTAAATAAAACCCCGTCATAATTATTTTTCTTTGCCCATCTGGCGATTTGGTCGGTTGTCTTCGTGCCTCTCCCGCCCATTTCATCGGGGGTCTTGATTTCTTCCCATAAGCTTTTTTTTGCATCAACTTTAAGGAAGTTCCCATCAGTATCTATAACGGCTTCATATATTTTGCTTTTTAGGGTGCCATTGTCTCTATAAAACACATTGTACATTGGGTGGGTTTCATCGATCTTATTCTTTTTGACAAAATCAATGCTTTTCTCTAGTCCAAAATCGTCTGCTGAAGATTCATTATTTGTAAAAAAGTTAATTCCTCCCTTTTTAAATTCTTTAAACTTTGCCCCCGCTGAAGTTCCGTGGTAAAAAATTTTCTGCGATTTCAAAAACTCATTAAAGCTCTTCCCTTCTGCTACTGCTTTTTGTATTTCTTTTTCCATGCCGCCCACCTTACTCGTTACTTCTTTCTTTGGCAAGGTGGATCTTGAGGCTGTTCCTGCCTTGCTTAAAGGCTTTTCTGGGGTCTTCTTTGCTTTGTTTACGATCTTAGAATCGATACTCTTCTCCCTTTCAGCGAACCCTTTCTCAGTTCCTTTCTGTACATCATTTCTAAATCTAAGTTGTTCTAGTGCCTTTTCTTGCTGAGCCTTTGTACCACCTGCAAATGCAACTTTCTGCCTTTCTGATAACTTGCTAACAAGTGCCTTATCAGAAGAAGACATAGCAACACCACTTGCCACAGGTGCTTTAGCAACCGCTGGTCTCACCGCTCTTTCTGCCTCTCTTGTAGACAAAGACTTCTCTTTAAGTGGTATAACTCCTGTTGATCCTACCTCTGTTCGTGGGGATCCTGCTTTTGGAGAAGGAAGTGCAAGGGTGTTTTGAGAAGGGGTTGCATTATCCGTAAAACTTGATACGGTTGCCGCATCTTTAACAACCTCACCTTGGATTGGATTTATTTTAGTGTCGGCGTTTACATTATCTGGCACTCGCTCGTTTAGGATTTTTGCCTTATCTAGTGCGTTTTTTGTCCACTTAAAAGGCTTTCCTATTGCATTGGCGAACTCTCCTATCAATCGAGGGCTAGCAAGTGCCAATCCTGATAAAAAGGCGGGGTTTAAAAGTTGTCCAAAAATAACCCCTCCACCAGTAACAACTCCAGCAAGACCTCTTGCTAAAAGAGGGCTTAAGCTTTGCCCTGCAAGCTGTCCTTTTAGGTTTTTTCCGCTATACGACTCCAACAACTCTATCATGTCCTTTCTGAATGGAAAGTTGTCTCGAAGAGAGGCTGAGATTTTAGTGATAGCAGTTTGGGGGTTCACCTTTCGCCCTAATGATAAAGTTGTTGTTATGTCTTCAATTTCCCTTGAAATAGCCTCATAGGTTGAGCTCATTTTTTCGTACTCTGGAACCTCTGAGATTATTTTTTCCTTAATTTTTTTAGAAAACTGAGTATGAATTCTGTCTGAAAGTCCAGTGTCTGGGGTTCCTCTCCACCCTTCACTCACCCTTTGCTTTAATATGTCCAAACCTGCAGGAGTTGTGTCTTCCCAGTTCATAAGGTCGTCAAATGTATCTTGCAGCTCAACCTTCCCTTGAGAGCTTTTTCTCAACTTCGACCCTGAAAAGTCAAGAACTGGTCCATCCTTTCCCGACATAACCTTTACCTTGCTGTCGCTTAAGGCTTTCAGAAAGTCATTCCTTATGTCATCAATGTCAATCGGTGTTTTGTTTGCCTCTACCTTTGCGAATTCTTCGCCATACAAAGCCCTTCTTGAATCTTTAACCTTATTCAGGGCTCCCTTTACATCACCAAGGGTTTGCTCTGCTGTTATCTCTCCTCTAAGTGCCTTCTGGAAATCATTTGATTTTGAAATGGACTGCCTAAACGCCTCTTTTATTGTTTCTGCGCTTGTGCTGGTCGTTTTTGCTAAAATATTCGCCCCTGCGTCCAAAGGGAGAGATGCAATCTTTTTTCCTGCAATTACAGCACCTTTTCCTGTCATCTCTGCCCCTCTTACGGTCTGCTTAACTCCTTCTGTAAGTGCTTTTTGTGCCTGTTTTGGAATAAATGGCAAGGACTCGGCAAGATTTACCACTGCCTCTTGAACATCTGGAGGCAAGGTGTGAAACTTACTCATTAATGTTTGAACAGATCCTGTTTCTACAAGCTTTTGTACCTCTGGAGCAGCAGCACCAAATGCAGCACCTGCACCTGCTCCAATAGGAGTAACTCCTGCAGCAGCCGTCAAAGCCCCTGCTCCTATTCTTTGTATTCCTTGACCGAATTGCTCAAATCTATTTAAAAGATCGCGGCTATCAGTAGATACAGGATCTTCTCTTCCTGCTACAAACGTGTCTGATTTAAAGGCTCCTGCTACATCACCAAGCCCAGCGCCAACCTTTTCCACCCCAGCCTTTGCAATCGAGGGAATAGCCTTTATTGCCATTCCTGTCCTGTCAGCAAGGCTTGCACCTTGCTGTGGCTGCGCCTGCTGTTGTACTACAACCCCTTTATATTGTGGGTATTTCTCAGTCACCTTCTGGGTTAAATCAGAATCACTTACCCCATCATAAGCACCTGGAAATTTAGTTCTTATTTTTTCTGCGAATTGTTGCTCTGTAATCATATTATTGAAATAGTCCTAATGGGTCACCTGCGACTTTTGATCCTATACCGAGAGGGTCTCTTTGCTGCGAAATCATCGGAGCCGCAATTCTTTGCTTTGCAGCTGATATAATATCTTCACTTTGACCAGTTTCTGCAAAAAAGTTATTTATAACAAGATCTCTATTTGCTCTCTTTTGAGCAATTACCCCCTCTGTGTCTCCTGGCTGCGGAAAGTATTGCTGCTCGGCGTTTGCAAACTCCGAATCAGCAATCACTGCCCCTGATTCCCTACGAAGAACGGCGTTTATGAAGTTTCTCGTAGCCTGCTCGTACCTTTGTTCGTTTTCTGATTTAAACTGATTCGGAACATACTGGCCGCCAATCTGAAACCCAAGAAATGAGTGCCTAAAATCATCTATCCCAATTTCTCCATCCGCCCCTCTTGAAGACTCCTCAATTTGCTTCATTATATTATTTGCATCAAAAGTTCTTCCTGCGTAATTCCACACCGTTCCTTGTGACTGAGTTTTGAATTTTGGGTTAAACTCTGGTTTATTCTCGATTCCGATAAAATCAAAGTGCCCTTTGTCATTCGGACTTGCACTTTGCACCCATCCATTTTCTTCCAATAATGGCTTCACTTTTGCTATGTAAGCATGGTCTGGAAAAATATCCACAGATAGTCCTTTTTCGTGATTGCTCTCCCCAACGTTGGCAACAAGATGCCCAGATTGTCGTAATATCTCGGCAGCAAGGTTTGGATTTGTTCTGTCAAATGGAACACCAAAACGAGAAGCCATTGCTCCAATAGTATCTGCCTGATTTCTAGTAGTAGAAGTATCAACTGCACCTATTTTCAATTCTCCAAGCCCTAAGTTTTTCGCCATTTCATTTGTACTGGCAAATGAAGCCATCGCTCCAGAGTCAAGCCTCACCTCTCTTCCCCCAAAATTACCTGTAATAATATCCCCAGTAGGTATGTAAGAACTTGGTCCACTTGTTTTCTTTTTTAACTCACCAGTAATAGGATTAAAGGCGTAAACATCTTCCCCTGATTTTATGGCCTTAAATTGAGCATCCTTTTTCTCACTTGCCCCCACCTCGTTACTCACCGCAGAATCAAACTGTTCCTGATTTATTACTCCTGACTCAAAAAGTCTTTGAAGTGCTTGTACATTGTTTTCAACATCACTTTGCCCTATCTGGTTCGCCTGTTTCAGAGATTTATCTAAACTTGCTTGTGCTTGCTGCATTTTCATCTCGTCCCCCTTTGCGGATGCTTCCTGAAAGGCTTGTGCCTGTGCAATTATTCCACTTGCCATAAATCCTGGCATTCCATCTTTTTCTAAAATAGAAGAAAGTGCATCTGCTCCCATTCCTGCAATAACAGAAGGGTCTTGAGATAAAACAAACTCCCTTGTTTTTGTAGCGGCTGCTTTCTCTTGTTCTCTTAAATTAAAACCTTGGTCTATTTGTGCAAGTTGCGCCTGATATTGAGAAGCAGAACTAGCTTTTCCTTGCCTTACCGCCTGCTCAAGTTTCTGGTTCACTATTTGCCTTTGCATACTCGCGAGAGAATCAGACTTCCTTTGAATATCTAGCTGAGTATCTAACGGAGCTCTTGCTGCACCTGCCAATTGATTTCTAGCAGAAAACTGTGCGCCTCCTCCAGAAGCAGTACTGGCCCTTAATGAAGATGACATTGATTCAACCTGAGTGGCGGACTGTGCTCTTCTAAGGTTTGCCAATTCCTGCGTCTTCCTTTCATACTCTTGGGATTGAGCAAGTTTTTGATCGAACTCGTACTGTCTTTGTTTTTCTGCCTCAGCGGCTAAAACCTGTTGTTCTGATCTTGCTTGCTCTCTTTGTACATCAAGTTGCGTTCTTTGTGGTGCAGAAGTAACAGGTGCTTGTGCAGCAGGTGTTCGTGTAGCAGGTGCCTTTGCAGCAGGTGCTTTTGTAGCAGTAACGCTACCAGTAGCAGCAAGCTCCGCACGCTGTTGTGGTGCCAACTTGCTTGGGTCTGAAATGTCTACCGCTATTCCTGTGCCTTTTTTTATAGCCATGGTTTTAGGTTTTAATTATGTAGTTCACCGTGAACGATGGTTGCATATTATTGTGCGCTCCTCCCCCTCCAGTGTTATCGTGATACGTTGATTGAAGTGTTTTATTATAATTAAATCCACCACTATCATAGGTGGCTAACCCAAGTGTTGTATCTCCTCCTGGACCAAATTGCTGTGTCGCCGTATGCGTATGCGCTGGCATCTCCGCCGTAAGAAGCGTGTGCGTTTCTGTACCTGTTTTACTCCCCAAAGTGTGAGCAGTAGCATCTGCCGCATCACCTGTTCCAGATCCTATAGCAGAACGTCCTCTACCGTCTGGCAAATTAAAGGTAGTTGACCCGTCACCTACTCCATACGTTGTCCCGATAACAGCAAAAAGTGCTGCGTAAGTTGTTCTTGAAACTGCCGTAGCATCACACAAAAGAAATCCAGTAGGCGCTGCAGCACCTCCATACATCCTTATTTCACCAGGAAAACTAGCAATAAACCCATCGGGAATTTGCCCAACTGAATTTAAAAGCGCTACCTTTCCAACGTCCGCAGCTCCAGAACTTGTAGAAACAAAAGTCGTTGTGTCTGTACGATCAACCGCAATAACTCCAGCGGTTACCGTTACCCCGTCTCCTCCTGTTACTCCTGCCCCAGTTCCAAAAGGAGTGCTAGAAACTCCATCGTTCGAGTAAAGCCATTGCCCTGTTGCGTTACTATAAATCCAGAAAGGCTCGTTTGCTGTTCCGTTTGCTGCAAAAACTGTTATATCTTCTGCTACTCCTCTTCCTACTTTCCATTGTGTTCCCCCTGAATTTATCTCTCCCTTTAAGGCTTTTGTCATTGCCTTAAAATCTAAAGGCGAAATAGAAATACGCACCTCAGAACCTTGTGGGTGATTCGATGGTACTCTTGCTGCTAGCCCACTTTCATAGTCAACTTCTCCAGTCGATGTTTCGGAAGGATTTATCCCTCTTTGCGCCGTACTCGTCAAAGTTATTGTTTTTCCGTCTGCACTTAACCCTCCAGCTGGTACGTAAATCATTTCGGGGTAGCCTGTAATAGCGTTCCTAATAACAATAACCATTGCCTTTGTAGGTATTGTAGCATCAGGATATTGTATTGCCTCTGATAGAGAAATAACCAGTCCAGTAGAGTTTAAAGACTGCGCTAGTTTTGGGTTTGGTATAGCCACTGTCTCAAGTTCTCCTTGGAAGTGGTCTGGGAATGAAGTTATGTTTGCCATATTTTTAAGATACTTGAGTTAAATTGTTTAAATTAATAGAAGACCCTGCTTCTATCTTCATTTCAGAGAAGTTTAACGTATGCGGTGTATTATTATTAGAAACGACTCTTATTTTCATAGAAAGAAATTCTATATTCAAACTATCAGTATGATACTTCTGATACAAGACACTTGCACCGCCTGATCCGCTTCCCCATCCTGCATTTCCATACCCAGTAGACCCCCAAGATCGAAGGCTTGTATTTGAGGCTGTTCCTGTGATCTTCCAAACACTATAGTCGGTAATCTGGCTTCCGAATTTGTCCTCTATATCAAAATGAAACTCTATCTCCTCTCCTTCAAACAAAACTGCCTGTACTTCAAGAAATGATAAAACACTTGTCCTATCGAGACCTGATTTTTGCACGTTAAAAATAAACTCTGTAGGAATACTGAATCCATTATCCTCGTATGATTCAAACAAAAGGTACATTTTACCGTCAATAGCAGAAAGACCATAAACACGGTCTGTTGTTCTCATGAATATATTTATATTCCAACCCGAAAACATAGTAATTGCATCAGTTGTCAGGTTGTAACACAAAACTTCATTATTTGTAGTCGAATCTTTTCCGTAAGAAGCAAGAATAAGATTATTTTTAGAGTCATGAACAATGGTCGAGTTATTAAAAGTTGCGTTTCCGAAATAATTAGAACCAAGATTAGCGGAAATAAGATCCTCACTACTCACTGTCTTCATTCTTCTAAATCCACTCTTGTCTAAATAGTATGTCCCAGATGAAGTATCAATAGCACCTCTTGCCATTCCATGATCAGAATACTGCCATCCAACTTGAACATCCTGAATAACAACCCCAGCACTTGAGGCGGTTGTAATTAAAAAAGGAGTTCTCGATGTTTCAGAACCAACAAGAATGCTATCCCCCCTAGAAGAAATAGTTGTAATGTTATCCTTAAAAGTTGCATCTCCTGCGCTTTCAGGGTTTGTTTGCGTAACATCCCAATCAGTAGCAGTTGCCCACGGTGTAGCAGCTCCAGAGTCTGTTTTTGTATACACAAGTCTTTTTGTATCACCGTCAACTCCTCCACAATACAATCTTACTCCAGGCTTTCCGCCTCCTGCCGTTGTTCTTACAAATAAAACGTCCGATTTTACGGCGTTTACCTCCTCTGTTGGTGTCAAGGTAGCCTTGTCAATTCTTACTAGCTTATTTCCAGCGTTTCCACTCGCAACAAAGGCAAAATCCTTGTAAATCTCTATATCAGTTACATTGGCAGTGAAATTTGTCTTTATTTCATTCAAACTACCATCAGATCCCATCAAAGCAGCGGTTGTTCCGTAGCCAACCATAAAATAATCAACTGTTGCGGCGGTGTACCAATACTTACCAGCAGAGAATCCGTTTATACCTACTTTTTCTGCTACAAGTTTCTGCCCAGTACGGGATTTTAAAAGACCTTCACCGTCCATGGTGTAGTTTTGCACCTTCTCAGCAAATTTCGGGTTCAATAAATCAGGTAAAACACGGTTGTTTTGCCCAGCAACGGCTCCGAAGTTTACCGACTTCTGAGAAGGTATTCGTCTTGCCCTGAAATTTTGTGGAAATTTCCTAACCATAAGTTGAAGAATATTCCTCCAAAATAGTTACTCCGCTTTTACGCCGCACAGTAGAAATAAAGTCTTCCAATAATGATCGGTATTCTATGCTCCAGTTCTGGTAATCAGAATCCTTGAAGTCTCCTTTTAAGAAATAGTATTGAGCCAATAATCCCGCCCTTACCATCTCTCGGTATTTCACGCCGTTAGGGACAATGAAAGCGTCTGTAATGGCTGTTATTTCTGTATTATTCGGAATGTATCTTTGCTTATAAGATCCGTTAATCGTTCCTGTAAATTGAAAGTTTGTTGCATCGATATAGTACCCGCTGAACTTAGAGCCAAAACCTGTTAAAGGAAGAACAGTTGAAGTGTCGGTTCCATCAGTATTTACAAAGTAGAATCCAGCCCCTTCTGCTTCCATTGTTTCAAGATCGCTCTGAATAGCAATAGAGGTAGGGGCAACGATATTTACCGCTGGCAAGGTTATCATAAGCCTTTCAGGATCTGCTTCCACAATCGCATCGTATATATTCTCATTCACTATTCCTGCAGCTCTTATTCTGTCAGTCTCTGAAATATCTCCTATATTAGAAACTCTTGCCAAGATATCGTTCCACATTGCGGAAACAGTCAAAGATCCTCCAAATAAAGGGGTAGATCCAGCAGGAACGTAAGTAATCCTTATAGAAACAGTTGGGGCGGTCTCAAGAGTTATTGAAGTAACTCCTATTGTTATTGCTCCGGTAAAAACCTGTCCATCAATAGCGACGTAAATCAAAGACCCTATAGAGCTAGCCGTCGTAAAAACAGTATTTACTCCGTCTATGGTTCCAGATGGTGTCTCATTATAGATAGCTGCCATTTTAAATTAAAAAAGGATCTGGTCTCTCCCATTCTAGCATATTTCTTGTAGAAGGATCAAAAGGGTTCTGTATTACCACTGGCTTAGGGAGATTCGTATTGTCATACACTTTTATCAAAGCCTGTGTTCCTGCCAGATTTACAACAGGAACAAAATTAGTTGCCCCTTTCTGTTTGTCAAAGGCAGTCTTCTGTGTAGCTATAACAGAATTATATGAGCCGTGTGTTGTGTCTAAAAGTGCGTAAGTGAACATATTTTAAAAAGTTACTATATCCGCGTCTGTTATATTTGCAGAGTTTGTTTCTACATTTATTGGCGTAGCTCCTCTGTCTTGCCCAAGGCTAGGAGAAGCAAGTCTTCCCAGATTCCAGTCATGCTGGCAATTAGCAGCTGACACATAAGAACCGAAGTTTGTTGTGTAGTCTGATTGGTATCCCGTACCTCCTCCGTAGAGAGATGTTATTTCTGCTGCTGTTAGGACTGAGGACCAGACGTTTGCCTTGGAAATTTCAACGTTCGCCATATTTGTACCTCTTGATGACCCAATCCATACCCCCCTATTGGTAGAAGTCATTGTCCCTGCATTGTCGGAATTCTTCGTGACAGTAGTATCCTCCGTTCCATCTGAGTACACCTTCATATTGGTTCCATCCCAAGAGAAAGTAAACATTGTCTTAACTCCAACGGTCTCAGCTGTTGTAAGCATGTAATCTTTTATGTTTACACCAGTGCTGTCGAAAATTTGGACAGAAATCTTGCTTGAAGATGAGAGGTTGTAAATTCCTATATTATTAATCGTCCCTACTAATGGGGACAATACTAATATAAATCTATACAAAGGAGCTGCTGCGGGAAATGATAGAAATTTTAACCAAACTGAGAACGTAAAAGCATTCGCTATTCCAATGTTTTGCACTGTTGTATTCGCCATATACTCAGTAGACCCATCAAAAGAGATAGCCTTGGTCTGAGTAAAAACTGCTCCTACTGCCTTAGATGTTGCCGCTACTATCTTCCAGAAAGTCATGATAATTATTACTTATTCACCACAACCCATTCATCAGTCCCACGCTTGTATAAAGCAAGTCCTTCGTATGTTGCGGTGGTTGCTTTTGTGCCACCACTTACTCCGTTTACTGTCACACCTGCCGCCCCTGTGGCAGAAGTTAAGCCTGCCCCTATTTGAATGATTGTCAAAGTCGTTCCAATAGGAAAAGCAATAGTAGCATTCAAAGGTATTGTTACTACATTTGCTGCTGCGTTATTAAGCTCTACAACCTTTGAAGCGTCTGTTAATGCCAAAGTATATGTTGTTCCAACCTGTGTATTTAAAGCGCTGGTAATCTTCGGATCTGTAAGCGTTTTATTTGTAAGCGTTTGTGTGCTTGTCAAAAGCGCAATACTCGCAGTGTCAGAAAGATTGGTAGAGGCAATAGCTATATTTGCTGTTCCATTAAAAGAAACACCTGCAATCGTTCTTGCTGTTTCTAATGCTGTTGCTGTTCCTGCGTTACCAGTTACTGTTGTTTGGTCTCCTGTATTGGTTCCTGTAGCAGTACCACCTCCTGTCGCCACAGTTCCATCAGAAATAGCGGTGTTTAGCTGTGCTGTTGTAAATGATCCCAATACGGCAGCGTTGCCTATAGAGGTTACGTGTCCAGTAAGATTAGCGTTTGTAGTTACGGTCGCTGCGTTCCCCGTTATATTTATCTGGTCTCCTGTGTTGGTTCCTGTGGCTGTACCTCCTCCTGTTGCAACATTGCCGTCTGACAAAGCCGTATTGAGCTGCGCTGTTGTAAAGGAGCCAAGACTTGCAGCGTTTCCAACAGAAGTAACAGCGCCTGTTAAATTAGCGTTGGTGGTAACAGTAGCAGCATTCCCAGAAATACTACCTGTGGCACTTCCTATATTGGGAGTTGTAAGGACTGGGGAGTTTGAAAGTACAACACTCCCTGTTCCTGTTTCATCACTTATCACTCCAGCAAACTGAGCTGAAGTGGTGGCTGCGAACTGAGATAAAGGGTTAGTCGTCAAAGCGTCTCCTGCACCTCCTCCCGATTGAGCTACCCACGTTCCATCCTGTTGTAAAACAAAGCCAGCGGTAGCAGCTGCGGCTCCAGCAGGTAATTCAATCACCTCAGTATTCGCATCCAAAGAAGCGTAGCCACTAACAGCTCCCTTGTTAGCAGAGTCCTCCTTTAATCCAAGAGAGGTTGTTGTATCTGCTGGTAAATTATTTATTTTTGTTGCATCAGTAAGACGAGATGTTTCAATAAGAGCGTCTGCCATTATTTCTTTTTCAAAACTCTTCCTTTCGTACCAGCTATTCGCACAAGTTTCTTCTTAGCTTTTATAACAAGTTTTGGCTTAACCTTTTGCACTATTTTATGTTTCTCTCCTCTCTCTACGTGTTTTTTCTCTTTTCTTTCAAAAGATCGACTCTCTTTTTTTTCATGGAGAGCTGTTTTCTTTTTTGGAGTAAGTTTTTTCATTGTTCGGTGGAAAATTGTTTAAGGATTTCAGAGGTTATCCTTTGAGGCATAACGTCTATATCATGCCGCAACTTAGACTGCATTGTCAATTGTTCAACCCTTAGAGCAGATTGAGCGTTAAGATTGTCTGACTGGTGAGCTAAGAAGACCCCAGCAAAAGCGCTTACAACGAGAAAGCTAATAGAAACAAAAGAGAGAAACACCCTGTTAGATGCCTTCCCATCCACCTTTTCAATTATTTTGTCAAACTTTTTATGAAGTTCTTCGACTGACTTCTCCTCCCTTTCCATGTGACCAACAAGCGAATCCTTAAGACCAGCAATCATGCTCTCCAGTGCTTTAATTTTTCCCTCCAGAAATTTTATTTGACTTGGAGACATTATTTATTGAGTAAAGCAGCTCTGTATCCGTCACACACCGCCAGCCATAAAGCCTCTGATCCATTGTCTCTTATTTTCTCCATGTCCATTTTGTTTCGTAAAAACCCAATCTCAACAAGGCAATCATTTTGAGGGATTGAATCTCTTAAAATCCCAAGTCTTCCATGCTGGGCGGCGGTGTCTGGTTTTACTCCTCTATTTTTTGTTCCTAGTCGTGCACGAAGTGTTCTCTGAACTGCCTTTGCAACATCAAACGATCTCGCGGGGCTAAATCTTCGTGACAATGTGTTGTAGAATGTCTCTGTCCCTGAAGCGGTATCATCACTACAAGCGTTGAAATGAAGAGATATAACAAGGTCTTCTTTTTTTGCATGGTGGTTTAAATATCGTATCTTTTGGTGTAAATTCATCCTTTCATCTAAAAGAGTGACATTTGGCTTAAAATTGAGAAAAGACTCAAGGTTTTCATTTTTAAATAACGGTATTTTGTGAATATTTTCTGCAAACTTAAACCTTGGCACTCCTATCTCTTCTAATCTAGACTTCACCACCTCCAATACCTTTACTGCCTCATGGTGTTCTGTCATTAAACGCCCCTCATGCCTTCCTACGCTCCCTGTGTCTTCCCCGTGAGGTTCGCATAATATAGACCCTATCCTCGTTTCTCTCTGTAAGGCGAGGTTATGCCCAGCAATGAGGAATATATTCATTTCTTAGAGTTATCATCTTTCCCATAGTACTTTCTTCCGAACGTTTGTGTCAAAAAGAAAGCAAGTCCCCCAAAAAGAAGAAAAGAAATCGCTCCTACTTCAAGTCCAAACCAAAGATTACATTGAGTAAAACTCGCTACTCCATCTGCGAAACACTGGTCATGACTAGCGCAAGCATCACCGATAATGCTATCCAGAAAGCCTAAAGGGTAATCCTCAGTGCCACAGTTCATACAGTCGATAAAACTCTTCTGCTCCATCCTCTAGGAGAATCCGCAAAAACCACTGTTGGACGGACTGTTCCCGTTACGTTCAAATCTGCGTCTAGCACTGGAATATCTTCCATGGTCTCAAGCATCTCCGCCTCGTTAAAAGGATACTCTGTGACTGGTGTTTCTATCCCAGTTTCTGGGTCTGTTAAAACTTCCCGAACCAAAGTTTTTGTTTCTACTCCTTCTGCGTTAAAAGTGGACTCGAATTTCCATCCCACGGGAGAACCATCTGATTTCCAAATACCGATAACAACGGCTGTTTTTAATGTGGCCAAAAGATATGGAAGAACTGCCATAAAGGCATCACCCACTACCACCTCAAAAGATTCAGTCAAGACCGTTCCCTTAAGGAAATGCCTCTTTGGAATAACAGAGAACTTCTCAGCGAGGAATTGTCTCCAATTTATCGGTTGAAACTCTGTGTCCTCCAGTTCTCCTAGCACCTCTGTACCAGCTGGTAAATAGGCAGTTTGATGTATCTCTGTGTCGCCGACTGTGAATTCTAGGTTAAACATATTACATGTGTTCAACAACTTCAAGGGTAGCAGAAGCATTTGTGGCTCCTCCTCCTCCCCCTGCGTACTGTTTTGCGACCACAATGATATTACTAGTCCCCTGAGTTCCGTCTGGATTTAAACTCATTCCGAGTCGATCGAGAGAAAGCTGATCAAGTGGGAATACATCCTTTTGTGCTATGTAACCCTCGGCAATAACATGACCGCCTGTAGCGGCTCCAGCAGCTCCAGTGCCTCCAGACTCTGCCACAAACCTATTTACTTCAACAGAGGAGTCTGGCTCGCCTGCAACCCATTGCCCACCAGTAATAGTTGCGTCTCTTTTTATTTCCACATAAATAGGCTTTGATGATGAGAACACATTTGCCCCTCTAAGGAATGCGGAAATCGTGTTTTGCCTTCCATTAAAAAGAAGCGATGGTCGTATTGCTAAAATCGGGGTACCCACAGTTCCAGCCGCAACAGCGTTTGCCTTCTCTTCAAGAGAATAACTATGCGGAACACCTGCGTCCGATAAGGCGTTTGCCCCTCCTTCACTAATAACTGTCGCACAAATTGTTTTCATAGTACTCGCAGAAGCTGTAATCCCTGTGTTCTCAAGGCAGTATCGAACAGGAAGACTCGCTGTTTGCATGTAGGCATCAGTCAGCGCATTCGCTGAGTCAAATAAGTGCGCAAAATGAATAGACCCGTTTACTTCAAACCCAAAACGAACCCTTCCAACCGCTTGCCACTGAAGATCAATAACAAGATGCTGTGCTTTTGTAAAATCAAGAGTTACGCCAGACGTTCCAGTTCCGTCAAGTTTATCATAATTCCATGCGGATTGTAGTATCTCTGTTTCTACTGGAGAGCCAGAAGTGGAGCTTCTTTTCACAAAAGATGGAACAAGTCCCTTCATTCTAAAAAATAATCCATCAAGGTCGTAGTAGTACCCTGTTTCTTGGTTCAGATTTGCCTTTGGCGTTGCTGGCACAAAGGTGTTCCGAATAAGTTGTGATTTTCCTGGTATGTATGGGCAAAAAAACTTTCCGGTCCAACAAGCCTTGTCTCCACTGGTAGTGCCAACAGAGAGATTTAAAGAAGAGGTTGCAACGTTATGAGCGATTGAACCGCCGCCAACACTTGTGCCTTGCCACAGGTCTGCCATTGGGGACTTGTCAAATTTGACATGAAACACATTGAAAGGAAGCGAAGCACGTTCTCTTCCGAACGAGTCTTTTTCCTCCAATTCTGCGTTGATTTTTACTGATTCTGCGAATGCCATAATAATTTAAGTTAAAAAAAGGTTTATGATCGTATCCATTCCGTTGCACCTGCTGCGGGAATTTCCGTTGTGTACTGAGCTGATATAACAAGCGTATTCACACCATTTATTGTTTCAGTACCGCTCCCTTTCACCGTAACGGTATTCACCGAAGCATCTCTTTTTGAGATACGTATTTTCTGTGAAAACACCCCACTTTTTGCACTTGCAAGAGTTGGAAGTGTTACAATTACTGGACCAGCAGTTGCGTCAACTTCTATTATTCCGTCTTCATTGGTAGCTGTGTAGTCAGCCGTTACAGATACAAGCTTTTCCCATCGAAGCTGTTCAACAAGAGTCGTCGCAGTGGTTCCAGAGGGGGTGGCACCAGCTTGAAATGGGAGATGGTCTCCCTTTACTGCAACTACCGCCGCCTTGTCATTGATTGCTATATTTACCATAAATTAAAAGTTAAAAAGTAAAAGTATTTCCGAATTCATCAGTAAACTGATTGCCGAGTTCATCCACCAAGTTGTAAACAGAAGCTACCGCACGTTCTGCCAGAGTGATAGTCGCCCCATTGTATACATTCCAGTTTTTGGAACGAGTGGAGAAGTATTGGCTGTTCCAGCTTGCTATTTTAAGTATTCCATTGTTTGAGTGGTCAAGAGTTCCTGCCACTGATCCGCTTCCTACAACCACTCCTGTTTTCCATATTTCCCAATCAATATTTGCGCCGTTTTGTTTTAAGAAGAATCCCCAGATTGCGCTTTCGTCTTTTACAAGATCAGTGTTCAGTATAACAAAATACCCACCTCCTGTATTGTGAATATAATTGTATGAAGTCCCAATTAGAGTTCTTAATTGATTTGCCACCCCTCTTGAGTCATCAGTCCCGAATACCCTTCCATTTGTTGTGATATAATTCGCCCCATCCGCCATAGGAGCAAGCTCGGCAGTGATGAAAATATCAGCTGTTGGGAAGTTTGTTATTCCAGTATAGCTGAGAGCGTCTGGGGATTTTGTTACTGCTACGGTTGTTGTTGGAATGTAGCTGTGGGCGATTGAGCCTGTTTCAAGCTGTGCTCCCCAAAAATATGAACCTGACGTGGAATCGCCACTTGCACTAGCAATGGTATTTGCTGGTCGAGTAAACAACCAAACAGCAGGGGCTGCTACCCCCGTAAGCATATCAGCCACAGTAACAGAACAGCGATACCAACCATTCCCTACATAGGATACCCCTGTCGTAAATCCTGTTCCTGCCGACGCGCCTGCAACACCATTAGTTAAATCAAAGACTTGTTCCACAGTAGTGTTGTCTTTCTTCCTCAATCGCATAGACATAAATGCCCATTCGGCAGCCTTGGAATACACAGAATAGGTATTGGCTTCATTATCAGCACCAATAGATGGGATTTGAAAGACTTGATGTGATGCAATAGCACCATTACAAACTAGTTTATCAGCAGTATTCGTTCCGTCAGGAGCCACTGTCGCATTAGTAACTACTGTTGAGTTAGGAGCACTCCATGTAGTACTAAGGTCTTGACTTTGCAATATTTTATTCGTCACCTGTGGCTCTGTAGCTTCCCCTAAAGCGATTGCCTCAGAGATTTTAGGTCCTGTTGCTTCTGTGATTACATTCGCCAAAACACTATTTCCATTTTCGTATGGAAAGTATTTTACTCCATCCACCCCTGCACCGTGAAAAGGTGCCGTTAAAACTCCACTGCTTACATATTCACTAGGGTTTTGGTTTGTTTGTCCTGTTACGATTTCTCTTTGGGCTTTTAAAATATAAAAGTTCCCCGTGGTTCCAGCAGTGTTGCTTTGTATTGTTGGCAACAATGCTCCAGCTCCTAAGATTTGATGACTCAATATTCTCCAATTTGTGTCTATTGGCAAATCTCCAGTAGTTGCACCAGTTCCAGTTCCAAGTTTAATGCTTGAAGTTCCAGAAACGGTTCTGATCCAATATTGTTCTACATAATCATTTCCAGCCACCGTAAGAGTTGTATATCTCATTTGAGCCGCTCCAGTAGGAAAACTTATTTCCATTGCTGACTCTCCTGCAGGACCGACTCCAGCAACTACACCAACTTTTGTGGCACCATATACTCCCCAAGTTGCATCCGTAAAATCTTCACTTTTCAAAAACTCATTCTTCACTCTCCTTGCTCCCTCAAATCGTACCTCGTTTATTCCAGCGGTTTTAATCAATCCCTCAAAGTCACTAAAACTCCGATTCTCTGCCCTTGCGAAATCCAAAGACGAAACTGTCCCCACCTCGTTTACGATTGTTGCCTTGAGGATTGAGGAAAATATGGCAGAAACAGCTCCACCTATAGCTCTGGAGATTATTTGAAATACTGGTGATATACCTGTTCCAAGTGATGTTGGCATGTTCTAATCGAAGTAAGCTATCAGCCCAGCAGTTGTACCAATAAGAACTTCTTCAGAGGAAAACACAATATATGTTCCTGCAGCTACTGCGGTATGAGTGACTGCTGTCGGATACTTTACTGTATCAAGATTCTTCAGTACCACATCCCCAGTAGTGTTTACATAAAATACTCTTGCTGTTACTGCGTCCCCGTTGGCATCAACAAGTTTTGTAGGAGTACTGGCGGCGATAGCTATCGCGTTTAGTCCTGGATAAATTGCGTAAGACATATTTTTTAAATTAATGGTTTTTCAGGTGCTTTCCCAAGGGCTCATATAGAGCCCAAAGGAAAGTATCTGACTATAGCCTAGCAAAAACTTCAGCAGTTGCAAGACCCTTGGCGTTTTCACCGATGACTGCACCTCCAGAGACCGCCTCATGCAAAATTTTGTATGAGAATCCGTCTGGACTTGGCTCAACCTTCATTTCATCGAACTGTGTTACAATATCGATTACCTTATTGTCGAGGGCGAACATTAAAGAAGCGTCAGTGGTAGAAATACCGTCTGAACCTCCAAATGTTTGAGTTGTTATAGGGAACGTAAGGTTAAATGTACCTCCGAATCCTGTAATAGTAGCTTTATTTGCCGCATCGTATGCCGAGATTTGAACAAACGCATTTTTTAGCGAAGTTCGATCTGCAGCAGCTATTTCTATATATGTACTAGCGCCGGGTGTTCCTGTTCCATTAATAGCGTCAACGATATTTTGACGTGTAATGGCATCAGTTGCTCCAAGGGCAATGTCTCCTGCTGCTGCTGCTGATGCAGCTGCAGTAAAAGTAAAGGTGACATCGTTTAGTACGTATCCTTCCTTCCCTGTTGTGTCCTGTGCTTGTCCAGGAAGAGAGAAGGTGTTTGTAGCAACAGTTGCTGCTGTTGTCGTAATAGTACGAACATGCGGTAAGTCATTTGTAGTAATTACACGCATTCCAGACAATTGACCAACTTCTCCATTAAGCCGTTTTTCAAGTCCCATATTAGAAGAGTTTAAGATCCCTTCTAACATAAGCCATCCCTCAATTTCAGGATTAATGAAAACTGCAGGGTTTTTGAAAGCATTGTTTCGCTTAAGTGCTGAAGCGAGATTAACGAATTGCCGATATGTGTTAGTAGAAGCCAATGTAACAGGAGCCTTGTCGTTTATTTTATTGTTAACGTCTGCCTGTGTTACAAAGGAAGCCACATGCTGATCTTCGCTAAGAGCAGAAGCATCTACAAACTCTGAAGTAAAATCAGATCCTAACGAAAGGTTAGACTGTACTTCTTCAAGTCGTTTAACCACTGCACCATTTTGGTACACATGATTGATTGTAAGCTGACCAGCGTTTATCGGTGGTCTATTTGTTGCAATAGTTCCTCCAGCTGTTCCTCCAACATTACCAAACATACGAGGAACTGTTTGCACAGATACCACGTCTCCGTATGTAAGAGATGAGCGAAGGTCTTTATTAGCCATTTGGCTGATTTTTACTTTCTGGTTTCGCTTGTTGATAACACCAGGAGAAAGAATGTTCTCTAGGTAGATATTAGCGCCAGCGAGATTTGAACGTGCCATAAAATATGGGGTTAATTAATGTTAATTTTCCCTTCTTCCTGTAGTTTCTGCCATTTACCGAACTCTGCAAGAGCTTTCTTGTCTCCTTTTCTTGCCCTTGCACCTAGTTCACCCAAAGCTTCTTCAGAAATGGTGTCTCCAGCACTGGCAGTTGCTGCAGAAGGAAGAGTGGCGGCACTTTTACGTGCAGCCGATTTCTCTTTCACAGAGTCAATTTCGCTAGAATGTGCCTTTAAAATAATTTTAAGAGCAGTAGCGATTCCGACTCCTTCAGAGGATTTGAGTTCATTGGCTTCTAAAGTTAACTTTTTCCGCAACTCAGCAGGTAGCTGAGATAGTCGGTCTTTGTTAGCCTCAAAAAGCTTTTTGTCCTCATGTCGCCGTATTGCTTCATCAAATGAGTTCTCCGTCTTTTCAGGAGTCTTAATTGCAGATGGGTCAGCGTGGGCAACAGCCCATTGGAGATCACTAGGAACTTCTTTGCCTTCAGAGAGAAGCCTTTCCACTTTGCGAATAATTCCCATAGCGGATTTCTCTCTTGCGGCAGCTTTCTTGTCCTCTGTTTGATCGTCTAGCATTTCTTCTGTATCCGAGGAAGATACATAGTCTGCGAGTGCTTCGTTGTCACTCTCTGAAGTCCGATCGCCTTCCTCAAGGCTGAACTCCTCAGTAGTTTCATCGTAAGTCATGAAATGGGGGTTAAATTGTTCGAGCGAAATGCTCGGAAGAAACCACTTAGGCGATCTCTTCCGAATTTTCCAGTCCTTCTTTTAGAAGAAGATTTCTTCTTACCACTTCATCCGAGGCTGTAGAGAATAAATTAAGAAAATCATTTATGCCATTCTTATAGGCAGAGTACTCATCAGATGTTTGTTCCTCCCTGTTTCGTATCTCCATTAAAAGATACTCCTTCATAATACTCAAAGTGTCTCCATGCTGCTTGTCCATCCGAGCAATTGCATTCACCCTAGTAGACGTACCAAGCCATGTCTGCATCCCGTACTCAGGATTTTTTGAGTTCTTATACATATTCTCTACTATTTCTTCTGTTGTATTACTCATTTTAAAGGAAGGTTACTTTGCCCTGTTACTTGATCAATTGCCCCATTTATTCCTCCTTGAGTAGGACTGGCTGATTCCTGATCAAAAGCTCCTTCTGGAATACTGGTTCCAACTGCGGCAGCGAAATCATTAAGCGCCATTTTTGTAATGACTGGATTTCCTGCCCCCATCTGTTGCAAGGCTACGGCTCTTGCTGCTTTCAAAGAGTCTTTCTGCCTCACACCACTCTTTGTGTCCACTTCTACAAATATTTCGTGCTCATCTAGTATCTGTTTCAACAGCCCCAGAGTCAAGCCTTCAACCTTTTCCTCTTCTACTATGCCGTTCTTTTTTTCAAGTACCGGTAGACCGTTTTCATCCATTTTAACATTCCCCAATTCATCCTTCTTTGCCTTTGGCTGTTTGGCACTTGTTCTGAGTGGTGTCTTGTCATCAGGGGAAACATATTCCCTAATAATATCCATTGTTGCGTACTCAATAAATTTAAAGAACTCTGTGTTCTTATTTATCAACTCCTCTTTTACTGCCACTTGTGCTTCGTTCTCTGAGATGATCTGTTGCGCGGTGGTACTTACTGTTTCACGAATAGCATCCATATTAATTCCCATCCTTTTAATCTCAAGGTCTAACTGGTCCTGTAATGATTTTAACTCTGCCTCAAAGCGTCCAGCCTCTAATGCTGATACAGAGAACTGTTCACCTGTATCGTTAATAATTAAAGCCTGCTGTCCTGCTGCCGCTGCTGTCTTTGCGTCTCTTATTCTCTTCATAACCTCAATCGACTTCATCTTCCCAGTATTTAAAACCTTCATATCAGTCATAGCACGCATCGAGTTCCCAAACTGCTTATTAAACAATCTTTGTCTCGAAATCATGTATCTGTAAAAGATGTGAAGGTACCCATAATTAAAAAACCCCTCGTCTGAGTCTATCGGTCCTCTAAAATGCCCAACTGGTATAAACGGCTTCCCTGTTCTACTAGATTTAAAAGGATAACCATCTCCCCTGTTTGTCTCAATAATAGTGTTCGAATCTCCTGCCACAATCATATACAAAGGAACTTTTCCTCCTATATCGAAATAGTGGGCAATCTCCACCTCTGTCTCTCTTGCCACATTGTCCTGCGTCTGAGTCTTGTTGAACTGTGTAGTGCTGCTAAGGTTTGAAGTCACTCTTCCTGTTGAAAACTTCTTTCCTGGATACAAAGCGTCTGCTTGGTCTTTATCGTAAGAATAAGTGACAACCATTCTTGTGACTGATCGAGAGCTATTCTTTGAGTGCATCACTGTTGCATTTGTGTCTACATAAACCCTGTCAGGAACTATGTTGTCAAAAGCCACTGGGAAGTCACTGTTTGGAGATAATCCAATACGGCAAAATGAGTCACCATAGGAAGTAGCCTCTCTATACATTGAAGGCTTATCAGTAAGAACGGCGTTGAATCCTCCTTCCTCTTTCACTGTTGCCACTCCATCTCTTGCCATTTGCGCAATAATCGGATCCATGCCTTCTGCTGTATAAGAAACAGATGGTCTTTGAAGTCCCGAAATAACACTTTGTATAATCTGGATAGGCTGTAGGCTTTCTGTCCATCTATTTCCATTAGGAAGAATCACCTGAAACGGTCTCGCTCTATAATCTTTTAACGCTCTAAGCTCTGAAGGTCTATAACTGTAAGCGGTAAAATTCTTATCCATTACTTCCTGCATTCTCAATACATCCTTATTCGATGAATCATTTTTACCATTATATTCGTTTGAAGTACTCATATTTAAGCAAGTTTGCTATAGAAATATATCATATTAAAAATAAAAACACACTATTTCTAATAATCAGGTTCGTTCAGCATTTCCTGAAAAGATGCTGTGTAATTTCCGTCGCCACCGTCTCTTTCAGCCATCACTAAATACCTGAAAGAATCACACGGATGAGAAGTCCAGTCATGCTTCGGCTGTGACCCAAATACTCCATTTTTCTCATCAAAATCATATCGATATTGGTCGAGTGCATCAATAAGCAATGAAGTAGTAGAAGCTCTGAATGCATACTTTGAAAAAGCTATTCTTACTTTCTGTAAATCAGATGCAACACTCTTTGTTCTTTCCAGAATTATTATAGAAACATCTGGAAACTCCCCTCTGAGAAAATCCTCGAATGAGTTTAATGTTTCAGCACTTCTCTTTGTTCCGTCATGCGGTAGTATGAATGAACGATAATTATAAGACTTCTTTCTTAGCAACTCAGCACAGTATCCCCACCCTTTATTTGTGTACTCCTCATAATCAATAATATCTGTTCCCTGTGCAAAAACCATTGACTGAGCATCACTCATCCCAAGATCAAAAGCTACATCAGTTTGCTTGTAAGCATCAGGACTAAACTCAAACAATCTCCCAGAGCTCCTTACAAGTGTCATCTCATCACCATATATCTGACCTTTAAACTGAACATTATCCCAGTTTCCATATCTCCATTGCTGTTTCAGGTCCTCTGGTAATGACTCAAGAAATTTAACGTAATCAGGGTCTTTTTCCATCAGTACAGGATTGTCATCAACCGTTGCTGGTATATAAAGCCTCTTTCTTCCACTTATCTTGTCTTCATAGTATTCAAACGGTCTCTGAACATCAATAAACCTTTTCTTTACCCATGAGTGACCAACTCCACCGGGATTAGCAGAACAAAACACCATCGGAGCAATATCAACCGTACTTCGACAAGATGATATAAGTTTTAAATATAAATCACTGCTCGGTATCTGCGTCAACTCTTCTATAAGCATTCGATGATACTCATGTCCTTGGTATTTTGTATAAGCGGAGTCATCCTTTAAATGTCCAGTGTATATCTTTGCTCCACTTGGGAATACTATCTGCACTGGCTGCCCAACAAATACCGCACCTGTTCCTGAATACATTCTTCTCGCCCTATCGGTCCAGTCTTTTAAATCTTCACCATTCTTTCGAATGACAAGTGCTCTATACAGAGGATTTTCTATTTCATAAAGAAGCCAAGCCATTCCACAGTCAGTCTTTCCTCCTCCTCTTGCTCCTCCATACAATGTCTCAAAGGCTGTACTTAAAAGAGCAACTTCTTGCTTTTTATTCGGCTTCCATTCACTCACTTCTCTTTTCTGGAAGGTAAACAACGGTCCCCGTTACTTTAAATACACTCTTCCCTCCTTCCCTTGCTGTGTAATTCCCTAGTGTCTGCATAACAAGGGTTGCTGTTCTTCCGTCGAGCTTCTTTATAAGTGATCCAGTCTGTACATTATCAAGCACTCTCATCTTTAGCATCTTTACCGTAACAGAAAACTCTTCCTTTTCTCCATATGCTCTAAGTGTCTCAGTCGTTATATAGAGCCATAAACAAAGACCTTCTATAGTATAAGGAAGTCCTTCTCCTCTATTCTCAGCATCCCTCATCTGAAAGTAACCTTCAGCCAATGTTTCCATCTGCTCAGGCGACTCAAAAGACTTTGGTCTACCTCCTATTCCTTTTCGGCTTTTAACAACATTTTCCTCTTCTTTCATTAAGTAAGATTTTAATATGTGTATATTATGCCTTTAATAGATTTACGTGTCAAAAGATTATTTATTCTTCAATAATAAATAATAAGTATTCGTATAGTTCCTGTACGTCTGTATCCACAAACTTCTCATCATTCTTCTTGCTCTCAAAAATCTCATTCAAAGACTTATTTCCGAACTTTTCCCAAAGCTCCCATATCTTTATGATTTTCTCCTCTCGTTCCTCGTAAGTCCATGCAGTACCTACATTCGCATGAAAGAGAACGTCTCCTATCATTACTGGAGTGTATTTTGGTTTTATCTTCCAAAGTAGTGCCGATGCTTTTTGATGTATATTTATGATTTTCTTAAAATATCTATTACAAACATAATGTCATTCATTGCCTCATAGTCTTCCTTGTCATATTCATCAGCCTTCCCACCTTTAAAGTCAAGAACATATTCAGAGAAAGCCATCGTAAGGCATTCTACCTTCTCCTTGTCGGTCAGCTTGTCCTTTCTGTACTTGTCAAAAAGTGATACCACTGCTTTTCCTGTTGTGCTCATAATCTCAAAGTTAAATACAAATTTCAATATACGCTCTTACACTCCATTTTACCTTCTCATACAACTTTCTTCTTATTTCATCGTGTGTTTCCATGCCCAAAACGGTTAATTCATCAGAAATGGTGCGTAACTCCTCTTTGTGGAGGTTTTCATGGTGCCTAAGCTGTGCTGATACCTTTTGAAGTTTTAAAGCCTCAGAATCGGGCGTTATTTCTCCTTTCATGTTAAAGGGTTTTTATATTCAGCTCTCCCAGCGAATCCCACGAACCACCAGAGACAACAAGGTTGTTTTTTTCTAGTTCTGGTTTAATAGGAAGTGTATTAAAATTCCACCACTCACTACCCTCATATTCACCTCTACTAAGCCACCAGTCATTTCCTACAACCATTAAGTCTGTTGCTACCTCCTGACCACCGAAACCATTGTCATATTCAACGTCTGCAATTTTCTTGAAGTTTTCCCATGATGTGCTCATATCTCTTGAGCCTGCCCACAGAACATCATTCTCTGTTTTTCCATTTTCTTTTAAAGCCGCTAGTGTTTCTTTAAGTAAATTCATGTTAAAAGTTTTAATAATTTCTGATTTGTCTCCTCTGATTGATCTTCTGCGGTTGCTTCTTGGTTGGTGTCTTTTGACAGTTCCCAGTCGTCAAAGTAAGTGGTTATCGAGTTTTCTCCACAAAAGATTCTTGAGATTTTCTGTTCTTCAAACTTCCTGTGTATTAATACAGCCTGCAAAATTCTGCCAATGGTGATGGGGTAGTGTTCAGCGATGCACGCATTAGCCATTTCCCCCCAATCGCTCACCCCGTCTAAGTTTGAATAGCAGTCAACTACGTCAAATATGCACTCTACATCCCCCTTTAACCAATACTGTTCTTTTTTAATAGCCTCCTCCCAAGGCTCCCCATGAATAAGTTCTATTACTCGCCGTGTAAGTTTTTCTGTTGTGTTCATATAGCAAATGGTAAAAGTAGTCGTGTTGAGAGAATAACGTATCCTTCCTTTATGCCTTCTGGAAAGTCTTTGTGTGACAAGATGTGAGTAACATTAAGAGTGAAAGCATGCTCCCACCCCTTAAACTCTAAGTAGTCTCCAACCTTGTAATCCCTGTCGTTTTTTCTTATCTCAAAAGTCTTCTTTTTGTTAAAGAGGCTTTGCGCGTACTCGGTGCTTATTTTTAGTGTATGTGTGCTCATGATCTTTTGAATTGTTTACTTCCTAATTTCTTCCCTGATTTAGTTACTTCAAAGCCTGCTGCCTTTATGGCTAAAGACCATTTGTCAAAGTATCTTGTGTAAATATTGAGAGAGCGGAGCCCGTTTCCTGGTAATTCAAGATCTCCTTGCGTAGGAACTCTTCCGTACTTAGAAACGAATGACTTTATGTCATTTATAAGTTCCTCTCTTACCTTTGGGTTTAGTGGTCTTTTGGTCATTTGGTTGGTGGTGTTAAGTCTTTTATACATCTATCAAGTATTCTTTCTGTAAGCTCTGATACAGGTGCGGTATTATACTCATTATTGCCCCAAGTAGAACTCATTGATTTATTCAGTATAGAAGTCTTCTCAATACACTTACTATAGACAATAGACATTTGAACCTCTTTTGACACGCACATGTACTTTGCTGCTCCAAAGTGTAGGTCAGTAAGAATCTCGCCTGTTTTACATACTGGCTGTGCGCAACCACTCAGCAGAAGAACTGCCGATAATGTAAAGATTAGTCTATTCATTTGTTATCAGGGTTAAAAACTGTGTTCAAAAGTAAGTGCTCTTCTGCTAATTCCTTCTCACCGTTCATCATGTAATACAAAATAGCCTCTGGGCACGACATGTGAACCATCCCGCTATTTCTCTCCCCTTTCATTCGATATGCCCTCTCATCCCCAAAAAACTCCAGTGCATGCGTACAGCATATGTCTTCTAGGATATGGTAAGCTGGAAAACCATGAATCGCTTCCATGTCTTCATCCATTAAGCAATATCCGTCGTTTTCACTTCCTTTCATTACGTATCCCCAATATTTTTTTGAAGGCACATCACACCCCCATTCTTGCAACTGCTTACATGCTGATTCTGATAAGCGGAAATCCATATTAAACTGTTAAATTCTGTTTGCGCCCATATCTTACTCGATCTATTTTTATTTTGCAAGAGCATTTACCAATGTAAAACTAAGCACAAAAAAACCGCTCTTTTATTGAGCGGATTATTTGCAAAGACCTAAGTGCGAGGAGGGGATTCAAACTTCCTCCTCACTAGAACATATTACAGGAGATATTTATTTGAGGAAAGGAAAAATAATTAAAAAAACACTCGGCTAACCGAGTGTTAATCTTTGGAAAAAAATCGTGTTTGGTTTTTTCCAGGGTACTTTACAAAAAGTTTAGTAGGTTGGCAAGGTGAAATATTAAAAAACACCGAGCCGAAGCTAGATGTTTTAGTAGAATGTCGAAAAAAACTATCAGGAATTTTTCGCCTCAATCTTACCACTCGTTTCTTTTTATTGCAAGAGTAAGATAATTACAGTCGCAATATGTGCTCCTGACAGAAGGTAAAATCCAATCTTATAAATAGGGTAATCATGGCACCTTGACAGCAATTCTTTTGTGTAGTCCTGCTCAGCTTTCAATTCTTTCCTAAGTTCAGCAATTTGACTCTTCAGGCTTTTTGGCTTATGAACAATTTTTATTTTCATGCAAACAGTTGATGATGAGTCAGCCTTCTTGTCTGTATAATCAGCATGAATGGAAGGCTCTGTTCCGTCTGAATTTAAAAGAAGTCCCATAAAGGGTGTTGTTAAGTTGTTTTTTTGTTGAGAATGGCAGGATTTGAACCTGCGACCTTCGCCTTAGGGGGGCGCTGCTCTACCACTGAACTACATTCCAATACTTTACAAGGGGGAGAATTTCACTCCCCCTTACCACACACACAGGATTGATCCTGCACAGTCACTTGCCACTGCGAGCTACAAGGAGATGACCGTCCTTACGCTTACTCTTTGTTATTTCGTGTGGTTTTCCGATAAAGAACGATGCAAGTCCGTCTGTTATTACAGGTTTTATACCCCCAGCTGCAGGCTGTTTTACCTCCCTCTTGCATGAGTTGGAGTGGGCGTTCTCAATTCTTTATCGGGCATTTCCCCAGTCTAGGCGTGTATATGCCTAACACTTTGGGTTTTAATTGCTCTTTGTATTCTCTTTTGCGTACTACAGTAGGCAGAAGAGGATTTGTCATGCAATCTTTCCCGCAGGGTAGCGAGAGGTTTTTAATTTCAGAAACTTTCGCTCTTTTTCGCTCACAAGTAGTCTGAAGAATTTAACAAGACAAACTATTCTCGTGAGCGAAAAGGAGAGGGGGTTACTTAACCCCTACTTTCCGATAGCCACCAACAACCGTGGGAATCTTACTCTCTTTCTTGTTTTGAGTCAATCTTGTTTCTGTATCTTAATTTGATCGAGTGTGATTTCTTGCTGCTTTGAACAATGTCCTGTGTTTATTATTCGACAGTTGAACACTTGGCATTCCTTGCAAATATTCTCTGCAATATCTTCCGCGATGTCAATATCACTCTCTGGCAAGTGCATTGCGTTTATCATGTGGTTTAGTGCTTCTTTTTGCATAATTTAAAGATTAAAGATCGTTTTTTCCGAATTTGAACTTCTGATTCAAAACTCTCGCCTGATTAAAGTGCCCATCTAGCTTCTTTGCATTTTCTGGAAACCTTAGTCTAAGTATTATTCTTCTCCCCGTAGACAAAGACATTCTCTCGGCTTGCTGTATATTCTCCCATGCTCTTACTGGAGGTAAAATAGCCCCTGTTTTAATGTATCTCTGGAGCTTTTTATGACTACAAACGTGGTAAACTATCATAATTTAAATATTAAATATCGTTCTGTTTTTCAAGGTGTGCCAAAAGCTTCATCCAGTGCTCTTTGTCACAATCCCAACCATAATTATCACATTCTTTTATGTCTCTAATAATAGTACCCATACATCGCTTTGACAGCTTTTGAGTCATAAGGTAACCACATACAGAGCTTGAAACATACGAAGTTCTTCCAAGTGCATACCTTACTGCACATACATATATAATTCCTAAGTCTTCTTGCATAATGTAAAGTTAAATTCTTGTTCTCGCATATCCTACTCTTTATTTATTCGTTTCACAAGGGCTTAATTCACTGATTCCATATGAATTCTTTTTATAGAAAGGCTGGTCAAACTCTCTTCCTTCATCATCTATACAAAAGAGCCTGTTTGCCATACTTCCAAAAGGATGAACACTTTTGCTGTCACTTATTGCCCTTAAAATCACGCCAAGAGTCTCTTTGTATTCATTTCGCCTTAGCCATAAATAATCACGTGAGCTAAATACAAGGTCGGTAAACATACTCAAAGCCTTTTTAGCGCTCTCCTTGTCGTGTTGTACATACCCTCCACCATTTATCATTCTTTTATCTTCTGGCTTTAGAAGACTTTCTATTTCTTCTACTTTTTCAAGTAGTAACTCATGATAAGCAGCATCTTCCCTGCAGTTAAAAATCTTGCCATCATCTGTTTTGTACTGAGTAATTTCTTCCATAATCTTAGTTTGTTTAAAGTTTTTCTACTATCGCTCTTTTGCTGCTCCATTCTCCTATCCATGGGTAACCTTCCTTTGTTCCTATTCCTGCCCATAGATCAATGCGTTCTGTTCCTTCTATCGCTCCTCCAGTGTCTACGCATTCAACTACTATTGATTCATTCGGGTGTTCTGCATGATCTGAAGGCATTGTAATTCTAAATTTTGTTCCAAATGGATGGCGTGAGTTATCACATGCTGCGAACTTGTTTTCCATTCCTTTCTCATATCTCTTTCCACTTGCTGTTAAAAAGCAGTCACCAGAGCAATTCATATAGTAATCAGATTCATACGAACCATTAAAGTACTTCGCCTGCCCTCTTATTGGGGTGTAGTAGGAAGTGACGTATCCTTTGACTCCAATGTTTTTAGATACTCTCTCTCCCGCTGATGGATGAGTTGGTTTTTCCGTTTGAAGATTTCCTCCCGTGCTGCTCTGTACGCTTGTATCTCTCTCTCTGATTGCCACAGCTCCTTTCTGACTATCGCAAGCTCTGATTCTCCTTCCTTTATCTCTTGACTCAACTGAGCAGAAGTAATGAAAGAGGAGCTCAGTTTTGAGGCTATCTCCAGCTCCGACATATTGAGATTTCCGTAGATCTCCATTGGCTGCGGCTTCTGGTCTGAGGAAGAAGACTGAAAGCCCAATAAGAGCAAGTATGCCAGCAATGCCGAGAACGAAATCCCAAACGCTAACTGTTTCACTGTCCGCATGTTCATTGTCATGTTTTTTAGTTTGATCATTTTCCATGGAGTTAAGATTTAAATAAGAATTTTAATGTGTCTATAACACCTCTATTTGCTGTAGAGATTGCAAGCCCTATATAGGCTACAATAATGAATATCCCTACCAGTATTTTAAAAGCTGTGGCTAGCCCAAAAGCTATTGCTGTAAATATTTCCATTTTAAAAGGTTATTTTTCTTCCCGATAGAACGGGTGCCACATTTTACCGTCTCGCTCTTCGGTTCCTGCTATTTCGTACTTGTCCATATCTGCATACTTTGCTCCTTTATATGAAAATTCACCATGATCCATCTCTATATATTCTTCTGTGATACATTTTACAGAATAAATGACACCTACTTCCTTTATCCGTATCCACACTGCCCACAAAGGAAAAGTCTTCTCAGTATATGGAATTTTTTTAGGCTCTTCAATTTCTCGCATTTTACGGTATCCAATAATCACACTACCATCACGACGTTCACCTTTAATAAACCTTTCTTCATGCTTATCCTCAACAGCGCGGATTAGGTAAGATGATCCATAATTAATCCCAATAAAAATCCTCTTTTCCCATGCCACCCCTTCGCTATCGCAAACCTCTACCCACCTGACACCTTTCTTAGTAAGTTCCTCTGGTATAACATAAAGCCCTTTCAGAGCGCCTGTAGTGTGTTTTTCTAATGTCATGGCGTGTTAGTTAGTTTTTCCTTGTACTCTCTTAATTCTTGCAATCTCTGTATCGATCACAGCTCTCATTATAGTCAAATCGTTTACTGAGCAACTGGAAATAATGACTTCATCATCACATATTGTAACTAGATGCTCGGGAGAGAAAACATCGTTATTATGTATCAAGAAACAGTCGTGCTCGCCGTGGATAAACCTTTCAAAATTCTCTGCCAATGCCACTAATGCGTCTTTAATAGTCATAAAACAGTATGTTAGTTAGTAATTTCTTCAGGGTGTCCATAATCGTCTACCTCAAAGCCGTGATCTTTTTCTAGCTTCACTTTAATATAAGCGCCTCCTTTTGCTGCGTTATCCATTGCGCTATCGGCATCTTCTCCGCTCGCTATAACATAGGCTTTAGCGGTTCCTGTTATTTTGTATTTTTTCACGAGCCGTGACTAAAATTTGCAACCTGCTTATAAAGTATGTATCCAGTTTCACTTGCTTTTAATACAAACTCTCCAGATTCCATGCCTTCTTTTGTGCATCCGTTCACTGCTAGAAATTCCTTAAGCTTTGCATTATTCAGCTTCTCAGCATCCTCTTTCTCTTTTTTTAATCTTGCTAACAGCGCCTTAGTTTCATTCTCTTGTTTGTCATTCAAAAGTTTCATTGCAATATCGCTCTTTTCTTTCTCCAATTTAAGCTTTGCGTTTAACTCATCCTGCACTTTCTTATTCTCAGCATCAACAATTTTCTGCTTAGCTTCTCTTTCGGCAGATTCTTTTGCAAGTCTCGCATCTAACTCATCTTGAATCTTCTTGTTTTTAGCAGCCTCTTTTAATGCCTCAGCTTTAAGTTTTGCAGCCTCCTTCTCTGCCTTCACTCTTGCCTCTCGATCTTCATTCTCTTTTCGTACTCTTTCCACTTCAGCAAGTCTATCGTCCTCGATTTTAGCCTCGTGTTTTAATTTTTGGGACTGTAGGAACCCATCAAAGACAGAGTCATCCATATCGCCTAAATTTAACTTGTCGGCGTTTTCTACGTTATACACTGAAAGAAGCTCGATTCTATCTTCATTTAACTTTGCAATTCGCTTTGTCTCAATCAGTTCAAAGTGCTTCTCGATACCTAAAAGCTTTTCCTCTCGTTCTTTTGAGAAGTCTCTAAAAGTATTCCGAACAAAATCAATAGCCTGTGACCTAGAAAGGGCATCTGCTTTTACTGCTTTATGAATCTTGTCTCCATCTGTACGAATGTTTTTAAAAATCATTCTCTGCTCTCTTGCTGATTTACAGTATTCTTTTGTGATCTGATCAGTACTTCTAAAGTCTCCCATGCTCTCATCTGCGGAAAGAAGCCTTTCAGCAATTTCTTTAAATGATTCAAGGATTCTCTCGGAGTCTTTTACTGTTATTCCAGACTCGCTAGAAATGCTCTGTGGTGTAAGTTTTAGGTTACTCATAATGTTGTAAGTTAAATTCTTTTTCTTCATCTATTCTCGCGTTGTTTAAATCGTCGAGGTATTCGTCTTCGTCTATTTCATCCTATTCGTTGTATTCCGTACTCATTTTTCCTCCTGAGGAAACCCTGCATCTATTGAAAATTTTCTCATAATTTGAGTCTCTTCAACTTCTTTCAATCTTCCAGATGGCTCCCACCTCCAGTAATCATTACAATAAAATCCATCCTTATCTTTAAATACTGGATGCACTTTCCTGAACCCCACTTTGTTAATTTCTGAAATTATACAAAGATGGTCATCTCTCCCTTCTGTCATTGAGTCCACATGAACTCTTGCAATACAGTAACTACCTATATTGAAATTCTTCTTTTTTATAACCACTGACTCCTCATCACACCCAGTAAGTCTTCCTATGCGCTGCAATACTTCCTTGCCATGATCGCTAAAATTTAAATTATTCATAATCTTTTAAATAAAATTCTCTATCCTCATCTATTCTCGCGTTTATTAAATCGTCGAGGTATTCGTCTTCGTCTATTTCGTCTTCATCATCCATAGTAATCTGTTAAATTCTTTTTTACTTAATCTTATTGAGTAACTATTACACCAATTGCTCGCATAAACTCATCAATATTCTCTTTGCCAATCTTTGCTTTATAAAGATATGCTTCACGAAGATCTGCTCCAGAAAGATTTGCTCCAGAAAGACTCACACCTTTCTCTATTGCATCAAAAACAGCCTCTCTAATATTTCCTTTTTCACTCTTGAAAATAATATTTCCGTTTATATCTTTAATTGTAGTCATAATTTTTTAAGTTAAATTCTTAGTTTCTGCCAAGGTGCCGTGCCGTATCACATAGTCTTAATGACTTACTGATCCCTTCGAACACCCTCGCAGAATTGGTAATTGGTAGCTTTTCAGGATTTGGAAAGTAATTTGTTGTCCGAAATCCGAAGCTGGGCAAACTATACAGAATTAAAAAAGAAAAAACAAGAGAATATTTATAAATACTCTGAAAGACCATCCTTTGCCTCCTCTACTGATCTAGCAACGAAACAAAGAGCGTTACTCCTTAACGCTTCTTCAATAAATACTTTTTGAGTATCAGATAATTTCCCGCCATATATTTTCTTTTTAAGAATCTTCCCCTTTTTCGCATCAATAACATTTTCCACTCTATCGGGTGTTTTAACCTCAATATACAAGGCTCTCCCATCGGGAAGGATTCCTGCAATATCAGAGACCCCATTTATAGCGAACTCTGAAACCTGTTTTCTAAAACACTTCCTTTTGGCATCGTAATATCCTGCCGATGGGTTCTTCCATGCAAAAATATTTTTAGAGCGTAAAAAGAGAAGTATCTGCCGTTCTATTACTGCTTCAAGTTTCATAAAAGGGTTTTAGGTATATTCTCAAGATACTCTTTGCAATTCCTTCTTTTTTCATCGTCTCCTTTGTCATGTATATCTGTATGGCAAGGTATGCAAATAATAACAAGCTGATCAGCATCATTTCTATTTGGTCCGTAGTTTGTCTCTTGGCCATAAAAGCAATGATGCGGAACTCTTTCTAAGTGAGTGCTTCCGCATAAAATACAACATCCGCCGTCCCTTTCGTATACCTCGCGCCTTACCGCAAGTGTTACTCCTCTCTTTGTATTCTTTTTAGTTTCTTTTTGGAAGTTCATTAGCCCTCAATACATTCTAAGCGCTTCTCGATAAACTTCCACTCCTTAAACTTTCTAAAATCAAAGCCAAAGATTTTCTTTATTACATTCGCAACGTCTTTCACTTTTGTAGGATTTGCCGATACAAAAACTTTCTCATGAAAAACCCATCCACAGCCATATCTTCTCAATGTAGAGCTTAGCATTGGTATAGGGATTGCCGCCCAGTTTTTAATATTAAAACCAATAATGCTCAGAAGCTGTCTATCCTGCAATGACACCTCCATTTTCTTCATAAAGTTTCTATGAACCTCATTTAAAATGAACTGCTCCTCATCGCATCCAGAGGCTATAGCATCCTTTATGTCTACACCTGCTTCTCTTGCCAGTGCTTTTATGTCGTCTGTAGGTTTCATGATTTGTCCAAATTAAGGACTCCTAACCATAGCCGATACACTGCAAGACAAATATTGATCAAGAGGAACCCTGATATAAAAAACAATCCTAGAAGCGTTTCAAGATTCCACTCATTCATCAAAAGGAGCACTGCCATGAAAGCAGCATAATGTAAAAATGAATAAAGAAAGTGTTTTGCGGTTTGGTTTGTCATTCTATAAGACACATAACAGCAACTGTGATTTCATCGTCCCCACGGTAGGCTTTAATAACCATTGCCTTATCTTCTTTTATCCAAACTTCGGCACATAAAACATCCATAGTTTTAAGAGCTTTTATAGATTCAAGAAGTATTTTTGCATCAAATGACACGAATCCTTCATCAGTAACATAAATAGTGCCATTGTTAATAGATACATAGGTCCTATTGTTCCCTGTTTTTTTAAGTTTAGCAGTTATTAATGCGATTTTTAACTCTTCAATAAATGAATCGATATAAATAGCTCCTTTTTTACAATCATCTGAAACATGAAGAGCTTGCTCGTACTTTGGGAACTCAAAATCATTCTTAGTTTTAATCTCTATCATTTTATTGAAATCAGTTGCCACAATAACTCCATCTTTTGCCATTGCACAGTTTTGAACTTCTGGATCATCAGACTTGCGGCAAAAGGCTGAGACTGCTTTTAATTGTTTTAGGTTTATGAATGTCATTTGATTGTAAATTTTACAAGACCTGTTCTTACCATTGTACCGCTCTCTTTAAACGCATCGTCTCTCAGAAACTTGAACTCTCCGAAGTATTCTACCATTGCTCTAAAGTCCATACTTTCAGCGTCTGAGCAGTTTAAAAATGATACTGGTACAACCGATACCAAAATACCTCCAGAGTTTAAAAAACTCAGCGCGTGCTTAATGTGTTTGATATAGGCGTTTTTGTCTCCTTCTACGTTAAAAGGGGGGTTCATAATCACTACCCCTATTCCGTTTGTTTCAATATCTTCCCTTTTAGTTTTTAAGAAATCAGCTTCAATAACATCATAATGGAATTGACGAATGACATCGACTCTCTCTTTGCTTTTCTCTATCGCAAGGATTTTATTAAAAACACCAGAACCATTTTTCTCATTCAACCGCTTTACGATATGCCCTTCTCCTGCAGAAGGTTCTAAAATATCTCCAGAGTTATTGTTAAAGTCTGCAAACTCGATCATATCATCAATAACGGAATCAGGTGTTTTAAAGAAATTGTCTAACTTATCTTTATTTATTGAGAAACCACTCGATACAAGTTCCCTCAAAATATCTGTAGGATCAGTTTTAAAAACAAATCCATTCTCTTTCTTTGTCCACTTTCCCCCGTTATCCTCAAAAGATTTCTTTATGTTTAAATAAACCTTTCTATCCAACTCGCCACCCGAGAAATAAAAAACGTTTCCGATTACGCCTCCTGAATTTATAGCCTCAATAGACTCTTTCGATAATACTGTTTTGTACTTCATTTTCTGTTGTTAAATTGTTTTCCCGAACATAATACAGATTATTTGAAAGAATAGCAAGGTCAAATCCTTTCGCCGTTCATTAGCTTCTCTAGCCATACAAGAATTGTTTCCTGCTTTGGGGATCTTGCCAAATTATCCTCAAACTTCTTTATTCTGGCGGCGATAGCCTCTCTATGCTCACCAGAAACACCGCTAAGATTAAAAGACATTTTTGCAGGTTTTATACACTTTATTGCAGATCCTGAAATTACTTTTTCTCCGACTTGTATCGGCGACCTGCTTTTCCAGTTATCGATGACAATTTGCTCGTTTTTAGCGCTTGTAAAAAGTGACCCCTCGTCCCAAGTCACTATTTCTATTTGCGGCTCAAATATTGAAAGTTTATTCATAGTTTTAAAGTTTAGGGATAGAATTGCATTTCACTTCTGCCTTGCTCCATTTCTCAGCATTGCTAAACCATTTTGACAATCGCCTGCCAATCTCAAACGCCTTTTCGTCTTCCCATCTAGCCTTTATTTTTATTTTTTTTCCAGATTTTTTTTCCATCGGCTCTGTCCAGTAATCGAAAAACTCTCGCATGGTCTTTTTTACAAAATCTTCTCTGTATCCCTCTGTTACCATTTTATTCACAAACGGCTGTATCGTCTCAGTATCCATTTTGAAAAACTCTGCAGCTATCTGTTTCGGGGTTTTTTCTTTATCCTGCGAAGAAGTTTTAATT